GGCTGATGATCCAGCCACGCCGGATGTCAATGAGGCGTTTGTCCAGACGGAGGTGCCGGATTTGGTTGCGACTGAGCGTGAAGCGCAGAGGACAAAGCCTCCTGGCGTGCGTTCTTCTTTTCGGCGTTTGGGCGGTAAACTGGTTGAGATTTGAGGTGGTACTTTGAGGGTGTTTTAAGCCCTGAAGGCGCTGAAGATCTTGCATCTGATCCAAAATATTTGGATTTCAGCCATGAATTGGTTGCGCCTTTGGTGGACCTCGTTCACGGCGTGGCTGATATATCTACGAACTCGCCTTCGTATTGCCGCGTGGAATGTCGGTCAGCGGGTCATCCGTGGCATATCGACACTGGTACGAAGGGACACATGGCGTGGTGTTCGTTTTCGGCGTCTTTACTGCTTACGCCGCCTGATCGGTTTAGTGGGGGCGGGTTTTATTTCGCTGATGCGCCGGATGCGCCGGTTTTTCACTATTTGGACCTCTTGATTTACGACGACGATGTTAAGAACCGTCACTGTGTGACGCGGAGCAGCGGGGGCCGGTCTGTTTTGCTGATGTTCTTCGGGAGAGGGAATGTCTGATACACAAAAGATTGTTATTCCTTATAAGCCGCGGCCTTTGCAGGCCAAGTTTGATGCCAATCGGCGGCGTTTCAATGTGGCTTCGTGTCATAGGCGCTTTGGCAAGACGGTCATGGCGATCAATTGGTTGTTGAAGGAGGTTTTGAGCTCCAAGCATCCTAGAGCACAGGGGGCGTATATAGCGCCAACCTATGGTGCGGCGAAGCGAATTGCGTGGGTGATGTTGCGTGATTACGCCGGGGTTATCCCTGGCGTAAAGTTTAATGAGGCTGAATTGCGTTGTGATTTGCCGGATGGCAAGCGCATTTGGCTTTTAGGGGCGGAAAATCCTGATTCGCTTCGAGGTCTTCGCCTTGACGCTTGCTGCATGGACGAATATGCGGATATGAATAGCCGTTTATTCCCTGAAGTTGTTCGTCCTGCTTTGTCGGATTATGGGGATGGTCGCGCCTTGTGGATTGGGACGCCACGGGGTGCGAATCAGTTTAAGGAAATTTTTGACCATGCTTTGGAGCGCATGGAGGCTGGTGACAATGAATGGTTTGCCATGCGTTTCCCGGCGTCAGAGACGGGCATTATTCCTGAAAAGGAACTGGAAGCTGCCCGTGCGACGATGGACCCCAGCCAGTATGAGCAGGAATTTGAGGTATCGTGGAGTGCGGCCCTTGTTGGATCGTATTTTGCCCAGCAGTTAGACAGTATTGATTTAAATGGGCAGATCGGGCCTGTCCCATGGGATGCGAATTTACCTGTTGTGACAAGTTGGGATCTTGGAATTTCCGACGCCACGGCGATTTGGATGTTTCAGGTTTTACCGCGGGAAAACATTATACGGGTTATTGATTATTACGAGGAAACGGGTGAAGGTCTTCATCATTACATTAAGGAATTGAGGGCAAGGCCGTATACTTATGAGCGGCATCTCTTTCCCCATGATGTCATGGTGAGGGAGCTTGGTAGCGGCAACAGCCGTTATGAAATGTTAATGGGTTTGGGGATTCGCCCAACCGTTGTACCAAAATTATCCGTCCAAGACGGAATTGAAGCGATACGGGCGACAATCCCCAAATGCTTTTTTGACCGTGGTAATTGTGCCGTTGGTTTAAAGGCGTTGCGGCATTACCACCGTCAATTTAATGATCGAACAAACGATTGGAAGGACCGCCCCAACCACGATTGGTCTTCACATGCTGTTGATTCTTTCAGGTATGCCTGTGTTGGTATGCGTGACGGTTCTTCGCCTGACCTTTCTATAGCGGCAAAGACGGGGCGTCTTGCTGGCGGCGGTTCGGTTATTTCGCCTGCCGCTGATATGTTTTGATGTCGGTATCTTTGGTCCCGGCGATCTATGCTGATGTTGTTTTTATTGCGCGTCGAATGCGGAAACTCGATGCGGAAGAAATTTTTCCTTTAACGTGGACGAGCAGGCCGGAAGACCTGGCGGTATCGTGTGTCGCTGGCGGTATCTCGACAGTTGCGCTTTCTGGGGATGTGCCTGTCGCCGCATGGGGCGCGAGAGAAAGTCGCCCTTGTTTCTGGAATGTTTGGATGTTTGCAACGGACAGGTGGCCGGAAGTGGCTCTGTCTGTGACCCGGCATATCAACCGGGAGATGATGCCAGCCATGATTGATGCTGGTGCGGTACGCGCTGATTGTTGGTCTATGGAGGGCCATGATGTGGCGCATCGATGGCTGGAACTGCTTGGCGCTGTGCGTGAAGCCTCTCTGGAGGACTATGGCGCAGGACGCAAGGTTTTCCATTGTTATTCGTGGACAAAGTCGAGATTGGAGAAAGATGATGTGTGTTGGTCCCTTGGCACCAAAAATGCCGAAAATGCCCGCGCCGCCACCCCCGCCGGAACCGATAGCCCCGCCAACGCGAGATGACCCAGCGGTAAATGCGGCAGCGTCAGCGGAAAGACGGCGGCGTCTCGCCATGAAGGGCCGCAGGTCTACAATTCTAACCGGCTCAAGTGGTGACACGTCAGAAGCCAATGTCGGCAAAACTTTGTTGGGGAACTGATATGTGTGTTGGATCAGACAGCGACGCTAGCAACACCATTGAGCGTGAAACCAAAGTTGATACGTTTGCTAACACGCGCAATGTCGGCACTGTTAGCGGTGCTGGCCACAGTGGGTTGTCCACCAGAGAAGCAGCAGACATTGCGCTAAACCCGGCGTCAAGTATGTCAACGCCATTTGAAAAGGGCTTGGCGACAGCCCAGCTTGCCGCGCCAGGGGGTCTTATCCTTGGCGGATTACGCACCCTTAATCTTCGTTCACACGGCAGCTTGCTTGGCGGCGGCAGAGGCAAAGGTTTATTAGGAGGATAATATGCCAAAAGGCAAGGGAACATACGGAAGTAAGCGCGGGAGACCGCCAAAGAAGCCAAGTAAACCCAAGGGCAAGTGAACGTGTGTGCGCCTGGGGTTTACAAGCAGTCAGGCGGTAAGAGGCTGGCGCCTACTTCGATGGGTGCGCGTTTGGACAAGGCCCAGCGTGATGCAGCCTCTGCCAGCGGCGGCGGGACATATGGTGGTGGGACTATTCTTTCCGGGGTTCCAAGGAATACGGACGTTGATGCACAACGCAAGATCACGCTTTTAGGGGTCTAATATGGACACTGATGAACTCTTTAAACGCTTTGAATCACTCAAGCGGTCGCGTGGCATATGGGAAAGCCATTGGGAAGAAATTGCGGAGCGCGTTCTTCCTAAGTCGGCTGAATTCGTGGGTGAGCGCACTCCTGGTGATAAGCGTACTCAAAAATTGTATGACGCAACGGCGGCACTCGCCTTGGAGCGTTTTTCTTCTGCTGTCGAGAGTTTGCTGACGCCGCGGGGAGCCAAATGGCACACGCTGCGCTCAACCAATCCTGAATTGAATAAGCTTGATGAGGTTCGGGCGTGGTTCGACCAGGTTGAAAGCACAATGTTTGCTTGCCGTTATTCCCCGAAGGCAAAGTTCGCTGATCAGACCCATGAAGTTTATATGTCTTTGGGTGCATTTGGCACGGGCGGCATGTTTGTTGATGAAGCGCCGGTGCGCGGCTGCATTTATCGAGGCGTTCATTTGGCTGATATGTTTATCAGTGAAGATGAGCATGGTCGGATTGATACGGTGTTTCGTCAGTTTGAAGTGTCGGCGCGTCAGGCATTACGCATGTTTGAAGATGGTAATCTGTCAGATGATCTGAAAAAGATCGCATCCGATAAGCCTGATACACGGGTAAAGCTGTTGCATGTTGTGATGCCGCGGACAGACCGTGACCCGACACGCCGGGACCGCAAGAACCTCAAATTCTTCTCTGGTTATTTCGAGGTCAAGGAGCGCCATCTCATTGAAGAAGGCGGCTTTGATACCTTCCCGTACATTGTGTCGAGGTACAACACGGGTCCGCGAGAAACATACGGGCGTTCTCCGGCGATGACGATCCTCCCCGACATTAAGATGATTAACGAAATGAGCCGCACGGTTATTCGTGCAGGTCAGAAGGTCGTTGATCCTCCCCTGCTTGTCGCTGATGAGGGAGTTATCTTTCCCATCAACACAAACCCTGGTTCTGCAACGTTTGCGAGGATGGACGGACGCAACCAAGCGCCCGTTCAGCCACTTCAAACAGGGGCGCGTGTTGATATTGGCTTTGAGATGATGGAGCAGAGGCGCAAGGTCATCAACGATGCTTTCCTTGTGACTTTGTTTCAGATCCTTGTCGATAGCCCGACAATGACGGCGACGGAAGTTTTGCAACGCGCCCAGGAGAAAGGTGCGCTGTTGGCCCCCACGATTGGCCGTCAGCAGGGTGAAATGCTGGGACCATTGATTGAGCGTGAATTTGACGTCCTTGACGCACAAGGCATGTTGCCGCCCATCCCTGATGTCTTGGTTGAGGCGCAAGAAGAATATGAAATTGAATATGTGTCGCCTCTGAGCCGTGCGATGAGAGCGGAAGAAGGCGTTGGCATTCTCCGTACTCTTGAAATGGTTCAACCAATTGCGGCTGTTGATCCCGGTGTTATGGACAATTTCAATACGGATGAAATTACCCGCATTCTTGCTGAAACAAACGGAGCTCCACAGCGCATCCTGCGCGGTGATGATGAGGTTGCCGCTATGCGTGATCAGCGCAATCAGGCTGAATCGGTGCAGGCTGGCCTGTCTGCCGCCCCGCAGGCTGCTGATGCGGCATTGAAGGTCGCGCAGATTGCCGACATGGGACAATTGGCTCCACCGCAATAGGGGAAAATTTTGCCAGAACAACACAAGGTGCAGGCTGAAATCCTGCAAGCCTATAGGGACATTTTCTTACACACGCCACAGGGACAAATAATTTTTAAGGATTTGATGAAGGTGTCTGGTTTGTACCAGACAACCGGCATCAGGCCCGACAGTGAGCTCCAGCATATGGAGGGTGGTCGGGACATGGTGAGACGGATCATTCAGATCCTGTCTCTTGAAGAAGAACAAGTCACACAAATAGCATTAGGAGATTTTATCGATGCCGAATGACGCAGAAGGGTCCGTTTTAACGGGCAACCCAGAAGCAGACGCAGAAAGTTGGGCGGCTGGTCTGGATGACTATAGTGAGGTTATCGAAGCCAAGGGCTGGCAATCCAACGCTGATGTTCTCAAGAGTTATGTGAACCTTGAGCGTCAGGTCGGTGCCGATAAGGTCGTTTTGCCTGGTGAGGGTACGGATCTCACTGAGTGGGAAGGCTGGCAAAAGCTAGGAACGCCTGAGAACGCAGAAGACTACCAATTGGCGGCTCCTGAAGGTTTTGACAATTATGACCAGGGGCTTTCGGATTGGTTTCGTGAGGCCGCACATTCGGCGCGTATGCCAGCAGAACAGGCGCAGCGCCTGCATGATGCGTTTGTTGAACGCATGATTAACAATTCCCAGGATCAGGTTGCAGCGGCACAGCAGCAACAAGATGGTTGGGAGGCCGATTTAAAGAAGGAATATGGCACCGCTTTCGATGAGCGCGTGGCCGCAGCAAGATCGGCACTGCGGGAATTTGGAACTCCTGAACTACAAGAGATTATTGATGGGTCTGGTCTTGGTTCCCATCCCGAAGTTGTCAAAGCCTTTGCTAAAATAGGCATGGCTCTGGGCAAAGGCCCACAGGGCAAGGGTCTCGGTGAGGAGTCCGGCCAGTTCGGAACGACACCTGAAATGGCGAAGGAACAGATAGCCAAGATCAGAAGCAACCCGGCGTTACAGGATAAGACGCATCCTGAACATGCCGTTTTGAATGCCAAACTTACGCAATTATATGAATTGGCCTACGGAAATGAACTCGTAGCCAAAGCGGGATAACCTTTCGGCCTCGCACAGACTGTCGGGATAGACCGACGCACAGGGTCCGTTTCGGGCAACCCTTTAACCCCTTACTTTTAATCTAGCAAAGGAGAATTGGCTTATGTCAGTTCAAATTACTACTGCCTTTGTAGAACAGTATAAGGGCACCGTCGAACATCTTGTTCAGCAACAGGGTTCGCGCCTTCGGGACTGTGTCAGCGTTGAGACAGTCACGGGCAAGAATGCTTTTTTTGAACAGATCGGTGCCACCGCTGCTCAACAAAGAACCTCGCGTCATGCGGATACTCCGAGGATGGATACTCCTCACTCCCGCAGGCGCGTTTCTCTAACCGACTATGATTGGGCCGACCTCATTGACGACGAGGACCGGGTCAGAATGTTGATCGACCCCACAAGTGAGTACGCAAAAAATTGTGCAAACGCTATGGGTCGCAGCATTGATGATGTAATCATAGCCGCTGCTGACGGCACCGCCTACACGGGTGTAGCCGGTGGCACCTCGACAGCTTACGACAGTTCTATGACTGTTGACGTTCAGGTTGGAATTAGCCCTGCGGCTGATACGGGCCTAAACGTTGGCAAGCTCCGGGCTGCAAAGCAAAACCTCGACGCGAATGAGGCCGAGGACGGTGATCGGTACATGATCATCAATGCGAAGCAACTGCAAAACCTTCTGGCTGAGACGGAAGTAACTTCGAGCGACTTCAATGTTATCAAAGCGTTAGTCGCTGGAGAAGTTTCATCCTTCATGGGCTTCACTATGAAAAGAACGGAGCGCATTGGGACTGATTCCAATTCGGATCACAAGGTTCTGTACTGGCAACGGGCTGGCATGAAATTGGCCGTAGGCAAAGAGCCTACTGTCAAGATCAGCGAACGCGCTGATAAGAACTATGCCACCCAGGTTTTCACGTCGATGGCAATCGGTGCAACCCGCATGCAAGAAGAGCTTGTTGGTTACATTGAATGTGATCCAACCTAGGAGGGATGATCAATGGGTACTAAAAACACCGATCTGGTCACAAATTTTGAGGCCACTCCTCCGACGTTGAACGATGTTGCTGAATTGCATGGCCGTGTGCGAATTGCACAAGGCACTGTGGCTCTTGCGGCAGGGGACAGCGATGACGATGATGTCGTTATGCTGGCTCCCATTCCGTCGAATGCAACAGTCCCGCATCTCTATATCGGGTCTGATACGTTTGGTGGAAGCTGCACGTTCAATGTCGGCATCTACACCACGGCTGGCGTAGTCAAAGACGAAGACGTTTTTGCTACGGCAGTCGCTGATGCTGCTGCACTTGCTGATGTTCGCCACGAAGCGGCTGACATTAACACTTGTGGTCAGAAAATGTACGAATTGGCTGGTGATTCAACTGATCCAGGCGGCTTCTACTACATCGCAGCTACTATGTCTGCGGCTGGTGGAACCGGTGGTGATATGAGCTTCATCATTCATTACATTGTCGACTAACGGAATTGGGGAGGCTTCGGCCTCCCCTCTTCTTTTGAGGTGAAATATGGCAACATCTTTTGTTCAGATTGCTAACCGCGCATTGACCTACCTGGGGGCCTCAACCATCACGGCATTAAGTGATGACACGAAGGAGGCCCGTGCCTGCAACCGCTTATATGAGCAGACACGCGACCAGTTATTGCGTGATCATCCTTGGAACTTCGCAATATTTCGCGCCTCTTTGGCAGCGAACACAACTGCCCCTGTTTTTGAATATACCAATGCTTTTGATTTCCCAGACCAAACACTCCGAATTATTGAGGTCAACACCACGGAGGAATGGGCCGTTGAGGGACGGCAGATTGTGACGGATGCCGCTGCGCCTTTGGAGATTGTTTATGTTAAGCAGATCACAGACCCGACACAGTTCGACGCCAAGTTTGTTGAGGCGTATTCGCTTCGACTAGCCGCTGACATTGCGTATGACATAACGGCGAACCAGACGGTTGCCGCAACGGCTGAACAGAAATTTTCAGTATTGTTGAAGGAAGCGCGTTTGGTTGATGCACAGGAAAGCCTGTCAGCTAGTGAGCAATCCTGGCTAGACGCAAGGGTCTAGCGCATGTCTCGCGTCTCCGTAATCTCCACCAATTTTACAGCAGGTGAGTTATCGGAGGATTTGTTTGGGCGCGTTGATATTTCAAAATATAACAACGGCGCAGCGACACTGGAAAATTTCATTGTCCAACCTCATGGGGGAATCACGCGGCGATCTGGGACGCGGTTCGTCAAAGAAGTCAAAACGTCAAGCGCAAAAACGCGGCTGATCCCTTTTGAATTTTCAACGACACAAGCCTACGTCATTGAGTTCGGCAATTTATACGTTCGTTTCTACAAGGATCAGGGCTCAATACTCGAAGCGAATGTCAATATCAGTGCCGCCACAAGGGCCAACCCTTGTGTCGTAACTGCCAATAGCCATGGCTATTCAAACGGCGACGAAATTTATATTGCGTCTGTCGTCGGCATGACGGAGTTAAACGGCAAATATTACAAGGTTAAGAACAAGACGACGAACACCGTCGAACTGACCGACGTTGACGACAACAACATTAACTCTAGCAGTTTTACCGCGTATTCATCAGGCGGTACGACGGCACGGGTCTACACGGTTACGACTACTTATGCCACGGCAGACCTGTTTGATCTTCAGTTCGCTCAATCTGCTGACGTTCTCTATATCGCGCATCCCAGCTATACGCCACGCAAGTTGACACGCACTGGTCATACATCATGGACGATTTCCGATATAACTTTTACGGATGGGCCGTATCAGGATGAAAACCTAACAACCACAACCCTGACACCTAGTCACACATCTGGGTCATCGAGAACTATAACAGCGAGTGCGGTTGATGGCATCAATGGCGGTGACGGGTTTCAGACTACAGATGTTGGGCGCATCATATCAATTGGTCATCAGGCCGCAGAGTGGGCCGCAAGCACAAGCTATTCTGTCGGTGATGTTAAGCGAAACAGCGGCAATGTTTATGAGTGTATAAAGGCAGGAACGTCTGACGGTTCGGGTGGGCCGTCAGGCGAAGGCGACGAGATTGTTGACAATAACTGCACCTGGAAGTTTTTGAGAGATGGCGGCATTCAGTGGGGCTATGCGACGGTTACGGGCCGTACCAGTACGACAGAGGTAACAGTTACCGTTAATGCCACCTTTGGTGGAACTTCTGGGGAGACAAAATGGCGTCTGGGCGCATGGTCAGGAACTTCTGGTTATCCCGCTGCTGTTGCTTTTTATGAACAAAGATTATTTTGGGCAGGGTCAACGGAACAGCCACAGACGTTGTGGGGATCAAAGAGTGGTGATTATGAAAACCACACGCCGGGAACGTTAGACGATGATCCTGTCATTTATACGCTGGCCACAGATCAGGTTAATGCAATTCGCTGGCTGTCTCCGGGTAAGGTCATGGCTGTCGGTACAGTCGGCGGTGAATTTATTATTTCGGGATCGACCACAGCAGATCCGCTGACACCGACAAATGTCAGGGTTGTTAGAGAAGGAACCAGGGGTAGCGCAAATCACAGGCCGTTGCGTATTGATAACGTGGTTCTTTTTATTCAGCGTCAGCAGCGCAAACTTCGGGAGTTTGTGTATCAGTTTGAAGCGGACAGCTTTCAATCTCCCGATTTAACAATTCTTTCCAACCAGGTTGCTAAAGGCGGCATTTCAGAGATTGCTTATCAGCAGGAGCCTTCCACTGTTGTTTGGGGCGTAAAAGCTGATGGACAACTCGTTGGCATGACCTACTTGCGCGACCAACAGGTAATCGCTTGGCACCGCCACAAGCTTGGCGGTTATAGCGGTACCTGCACAGTGACGCTGACAGATTATGCCAACCTGCCAACGGGCTCGACGGTGACGTTTACTAAAAGTGACGGCACCACGGTTACTTATACATCTGAAGCGTCTGGCGGATCTGCCCCTTCGGACACCACTTACGGGTGGAGAAATAACACAGATAACAATACAAGCGCCGATAATTTGTATACGAGAATTGCGGCCTCAAGCTCGACAACAGGTTTAACAACTTCAAACCCTGCTGCGAATGTTTTAACAGTGACGGAGACAGTTCGCCAAGGGGCGGCTCCCCTAACTGTCACCTCAAGTGACGCCACACGTCTCGCAACAACTGATCAGGCAATCCCCATTGTGGAAAGTCTGTCTGTTATTCCGTCCTCGTCAAACGGTGAAGAAGAGCTCTGGATGATCGTGCAGAGGACAATCAACGGAACAACCCGGCGTTATATAGAATTCATGGAAGCGCGGTTTGATGTTGAAGAAAGTAGCACTAAGACAAATGCGTTCTTTGTTGACTGCGGTTTGACATATGGGAGCACGGCGACTGCATCGATTATCGGGTTGGATCATTTGGAGAGCGAGACGGTCAACATCTTAGGCGATGGGAGTGTTTACTCCAATCAGGCTGTTTCTTCTGAAAGTGCTGGTGAGGTCGGCATATCGAGTTTGTCTCCGACTGTTTCAAATGCCCAGATCGGTCTTGGTTATGACTCAACGGTCAAGACCTTGCGCCCGGAAGCTGGTGCCGACGATGGCACGGCTCAAGGCAAGATAAAGCGTATATTTGAGGTCATTGTCCGGTTTCGCAACACATTGGGCGCAAAGGTTGGACCGAATACAACCGACCTTGATGAGGTTCAGTTTCGCAGTGGATCTGATCCTATGGACTCCTCCCCTCCTCTTTTCAGTGGAGACAAGACCATTCAGTTCCGAGGTTCTTGGGAAACAGAAGGCTTCGTTGTGGTCAAGCAGGACCAGCCGTTACCCATGCACATAACGGCAATCATCAAACGTCTAGTCACAAACGATGGGTAAAAAATATGTGTGATCCTGTGACATTGTTTGGAGCGTCAGCAGCGGGTATAGCTGGCGGTGGTGCGGCTGTTGGTGGCATTCAAACGATTGGTCTATTAGGGGCCAATGGGGTTTTTGCGCCTCTTTCGGGCTCAATCGCCACAGGCATTGGAAGCGCCTTCTCTGGTATGGGAGCGGGAGGCGCATTTAATCTTTTCAGCCTTGGTTCCAGCCTTTATGGCACAGCGCAATCAACAGCCGTGCAGCAGGCTAATCTGGAATATCAGGCACAGATGCAGGAGTACAATCGGAAGGTTGCAGAAAATAATGCCGGAATGGCAAGGGAGTCTGCGCGTTATGACGCCGACACTTATGAGCAACGTTTGAGAGCGTTAAAATCAAGCCAGAATGTTCGGTTTTCAAAAAGCGGTGTCGTCATCAATCAGGACACCCCTCTTGATGTCGCCGCAGATACGGCAGCAGACGGTGAACTTGAACGCCTTGCAATCTTGTATCGAGGTGAAACTGAGGCTGGTGCTTATATGGCACAGGCAGCGGGTAATACTTCAGCCGCCGCAAGGTTGCGTGCCAATGCTGATGCAGCAGCAGCATCTAGGAACATTTCAATGATTAAAGACGTTGGACAGGCAGGATACCGTCAATACCGCAACACCCCTGGCACAAGTTTATTGAGTTAAATCATGGCGACAATACCAACACTGCAAAGACAGCAGAGACTGCCGAAACAAAGCGGAGTAGGCGCACAGCCACAGGTTCTTATTCAAGACAACTCTGGCCAGGCTATGCAGCAGGTTGGCCAGACATTTGGCGCAATTTCGGAAAACCTGTTTGCAGCCCAAGCCAAAGATCATGTCACTCAGGCAACTTTGAATGCCACGTTGAAACTGAACCAACTAACGACTGATCTGGCTAAAGAAGATTCCGCGACGGCATTATCGACATACAAGGACAGGGCTGATGCTGTCTATAGCGATGTCGCTTCGGGAATGTCCGTTGCGGCAAGAGAAGCATTCGACTCTCAGTGGGCGACGATGTCTGCTCAAGCGCAGATCAATGTCCAGGCTAGTGCGATCAAGCGCGGCAAACAGCAACTTTTGGGGAATCTGGACACGGCACTTGATGGGTTTGGCCGCGGCGTTGCGATAGACGGGTCAGAAATTACGCTACTGAGGGCAGAACGTGAAGGCGTTAAGGCTATACAAAATGCCATTACGCATAACATCATTGATGCCGACGATGGCGCAAAACGCATAATCAAGTTTCGCAACGATATAGCGAAGAACGCGATAACTGGTTGGATTGGTAGGACACCAAAGGCCAGATTGATGGAAGTTTACGATCAGTTAAATAGTGGCGATTTCAGCGACACAATTGAAGGACTTACGCTTCAACGTCATTGGAAGCAGTTAGACAATAATGAGAGACTCACAGAGCTCAACAAGCTGTCACGCCATATGCGCGACCTTCAGTCCAAAGAGGACAAAATTGACAAGGAAGAGGAAGACGCGGCGAAGCTAGTGCGGGAACAAACAGCAGGCAAATTGTTCGCTCAAATAGTTCGCGTCCAGCGTGGAGATCTTGGCGCAGAAGCATTGCCGACGCCAGAGCTCCTTCGTGAAATGATGGAACTACGGAAAATTGAGCCAAGCGATCAAATAATGCTCACCAGACAGCTTCTGTCTTTGGAAGAGCCTGAAACATCTCCTGTTGATTTGTTGAGTCTTCGCGAAAGAATTTATGCGCTAGACAATGTTGCAGAAAAAGACCGGCCTGATGCGGCCAAAGGAATATTGAGCGATATTAAGTCTCTTGCTGCCGATAACCGTCTTGAAAACAGTCATGCCGCATCACTTACTGGTCTGCTTGATAAGGTTCAGCAGCGTGAATTTAAGAATAGCGCACAAAAACGCGCACGGGTTTCGCTGAAAAGAATGTTAGGAGCACAAGACCCTGAGTTTCAAATTGCAAACATTAACGAAGACCCTCGGAGGGGGGTAAGGGTTCAGAATGCTTTAAACGAATATGATGCAAGAATTGATGAAATGGCGATCACAGGCGAAACCCCGTGGGAAATACATCAAGATTTGTTAGAGCGGTCTACAGTTGAACTTCCAGATTTGAAGTCATTTGTTCGCCCTAAATTTAGCACTCAGACCCGTGTTGAAGATTTTGAATCTAAAGATGTGACAGAAACGCAACTAAGGACCGTTGCCGCGTTTAGAAAGGGAGAAATTAAGAAAGGCGCGTTTAACCGCGAGATGGAAAGGTTGTCGAGGATTGCCGCAATCCTTTCTCAGAAAAAATTGAATGAGAATGCCAAAAAAGAAGTGGACGGTAAATCCGGCGGCAAAGGATCAGATGACGAAGAGTTGGAGCGGAGGAAGAGATAATGGCTGAGATCGTTACCGGCGACCTCCCCAACGCTGACCAACTTCCAGAGGTCAACCTTCCTGAATCCCCAATACAGGAAAGCGATGACCGCGGGCTGGTTATTACAATTTCACCTCCTAGAGAAGATGACGACATAAGCGCAGGTTATTTGAGTGCGCGTAAGGACATGAACGCCATGTCTCATCCTGCTTGGCAGGGTGCTATGGACGCTGGCATTGATCCTGGCGACACTGTCGCAGACAAGCCTATGTTTGATCGGGTAGAGACGCGCACAGACGGTGAAAGCAAATATCACGTTGGCGTTAATGACGATGATCCTTCGACCAATGTTGTCCTTATGGTTGAAGATTTTGTTGGAGATGTTGCTGCTGGAATTGGGAAAGGAGCCGTTTCTGGTTTACAGGAGGCCGGTGAGCAGATCGGTGATACGCTGACGGGTGGCTTCTGGTCGGAAAGCATAGCGCCGTGGCTGCGGGAAAATATTCCTTATCTGCCGGAAGCTAATGTCGCCACCCAAGAAATGCTGAAACCAGAAGGCACGGTGCAGGAGGTTACAGCAACCATTGCAAGCCCTCTTGCCCAGGTTGTGGCTCCCGGTTCTCTGCTGTCTAGGACGTTTCGTGCGGCGGGGATTGGTAATAGATACTTGTCAGAGGCTTTGGGTTATGGCGTGGCAGATGTTGCTGCTGTTGACCCCAAAGACACGACATTACTTGAATTAGGTATTCAGCTAATTGATGACTCATCTGAAATTAGGGAAATGCTTGAAACGAGTTTGGGCGCACAGGAAGACGAGAATGCTTTTATTGAGCGTCTCAAAAATGCTCCCAGGCGTTTCCTTGAAGGCGGTCCTGTCGGTCTGGTGTTTGAACGCGCCATCGAAGGGTTGGGCATGGCATACCGGGCTATCAAGAACAGTCCAAAATATAGGGGTGCCATCGACGTGTTTAACGAGACAGCGAAAGCGGCTCAACAAGGCACGTTCTTCAGCGGCATACCAACGCGCCCAGACGTGCCAGCTTCTGTTGGACAAATTGATGAAGCAAATAGGGTCATCGCTGACGATCTAGTCAATCGCCCAGAATTGTGGGGAGAGGATGCGCTTGACATCAACGAACGCCGTGAAATGGTTGACGCGATGTTGCGTGGTGAACGTTTTGAAGGTGATGAATGGGTGGCGCAGCTATTTAATGACCATGCAGAAAGACTAAGCATCGAACAAGCAGAACCAGCCCCAGTTTTCTATTCCGCCGTTGCCAATGCCGTTGATGCCCTGCCAATGGACAAGGGCAACGCTTCGCAGATGCGCGCCATGATTGCCAAGTCGGCAGAGGTCAAGCCAGAGGAGATGGCGTGGATCGGCCTCGATGATTTCTTAGCTGGCAAGAAGTCTGTGTCCAAGCAAGAGATCAAAGAGTTTGTTGATGCCAATCAGGTGCGAGTTGAGGAAGTGGTAAAATCGGATGATGCTTCTATTTTTGAATTCGCTAAGGGCAGTACGGCTGATGAAATACAATTAGTCGTTAATAATGATGAACAATTATACCAAAGCGCCAATGTAATTAATCCATTAATTGAGAAACTCAGAAATGCACCATCTGAAAGATATGATGATGTTGCGACTGAATTAGGAGATGCTCTTGTTGATGCTGGAATTGACCCAACAATGGCGCAGAAGATGGTTTTTGATGATTTTGAATTTAACGTACAACACGGCATAAGAAATCAGAAAGGAGAAACAAAGTTCTCCGACTACACCCTCCCCGGCGGCGAGAACTACCGTGAAGTCCTGTTGCGGTTGCCAGACACAGAAATTCCAAGTTATACGCCAGATGATGTTATTCCAATTCGCGCTGGCGAAGATATGTATGCAACTGATCCAGAAAGGTTTTGGTATTTCAAAACACCTGACAATGTTTTCCAAATATTAAAGTCGGAACATCCAACGGAACTTTCAGCGCAACAATATATTTTGAAAACAAAACAGCCTTCTATGGGAAAATATTTATCTCAAAACTTTACAGGCGGCCACTATGACGAGTCCAACGTCCTCGCCCATATGCGCTTGAATGACCGCACTGGTCCTGACGGCGAAAAGATATTGTTCGTTGAGGAGATACAGAGCGATTGGCATCAGAAAGGGCGCAAGCAAGGTTATCGTGACGAAAAAGCTGTAAATGAGTTTGAACAGTACAGCCGTGAATTAGCAGAAAAATACAATCTGAACCCTAATCACAATCTCGCAATGCACAGAACCCTGTCAGGGATGGATGACGCTGAAGTAGCGAAGTATGAAGAATTGCAACAGCGTGTGTATCAAAGCACTGGCAATGCTGGCGTACCAGACGCCCCCCTCAAAAAGACATGGCATGAGATGTCCTTCCGCCGCATAGCGCGGATGGCAGCAGAAGAAGGCTATGACGCGATTGCGTGGACACCCGGCAAGTTGCAAGCGGAGCGGTATGATTTGAGTAAGCAGATTAGTCGAATTGAATTGCGCTCAACCAGCGGCGGCGTTGGGAAAGCATCTGAAAACGTTGGCGATGCAACAATGCTTGTAGCTAACGACATAAATGGCAACCGGGTTTTGCAAGAAATGATTAATGATCCAGAAGACCTTGCAGAACACATAGGCAAAGAAGCTGCCGACAAACTATTAAACGCCGACGGAGTTCACACAGACATAGCCGGTATGGGCAGCTTCGTCAGATCACTTGAAGGCAATAACCTTTCAATCGGCGGCGAAGGCATGAAAGGCTTTTATGACAAGATGCTGAAGGGCTATGCCTCAAAGTGGGGCAAGAAGTTCGGGGCCAAGGTTGGGGTGACTGACCTTGTTTCAACGCAACGGGTGCAGGGCGAAGCAATAAACACAGGCGTGGCTCCAAACGACATGACTGATGGTCAGCTTTTGGATGAGTTAGGTTATTCGGAAACAGCAGAAGTTAAAACGAAAGTCTGGACCCTGCCCGTCACCAAGAAGATGCGCGACAGTGTGCTAGGAAAAGGCGTTGCAACATTCGGCGCGGCTGGCGTTGCGGCTGGTTTAAACAATCAAGAGGCTCAACTTAATGGCAACTGATCCCCTTGCACTTGCATCCACTCCAACGGAAACCCCAGCCCCGGCCTTACAACCGGGGTTTTTTGATGGGCAACTGGTAGCACCGCCGACGCCTCCTGGCGCAGTGACAGAAGGCCCGATTGAGGAAGTTGAGGTCGCCGGTTGGGGTAAAGCCATTAAAAGCACTCTGGATGCTATAGATATAATTAAAAAGCATGAAGAGTCACAGGCGGGTAAAGCGCCAGAAGATATAGAGCCGTTTAAGCGCTCCACGCCAAGGAAGCGCGAGCAAAAACCAAACGTCATTGATGAGGACGCACCAGAGCCTGTGGAGGTCGATCCAGCTACGGCGCAGGTTGTTCAGACCCCAGAAGGCGCGACAGCCGCACAGGTGCCTGTTGACGCGGCGAAGATTGCGGACACGTTTGAACAGTATCAGCGGTTCACAACAGATACGCCTTTCTCTGCGCTTGACGATTTTAATGCTCACAAGATCGGCAGCGAACAGGATGTCCTTGCTGTCATAGCCGCGCATTCAGAAAAGTACCGTGGTCAGATTGATGACGCCACAGGTGGTGTTATCAGTCAGAAGGTCACTCGACACATGGCTGATCTGGTTGGCATGAACCAGGGCAAGCTTATGAAGCGCCTCATTTCTGGCAACCTTTTACGCAATACAAGCCCTGGCGAACTAAGCGCAAACATGCTTGCGGCTAGGGATCTACTACTATCATCAGCGCAGGAAAGCGACAGGCTTGCCCGTCTGGTTGCGGACGGGAACTCTCAGGCAATCGCAGATGCGGGTTTTGAGAGTGCGGAAGAAGTTGCTGTTGCTATGCAAAGACAATTTGCTTTGCACGCAATGATCCAAGCGCAGGTCAAAGGGGCGCAGACTGAAATAGCCAGAACGCTCGCCAGCTTTAACGTTCCCGCTGCTGGTGATGCGTTACGGAATAAGGCTATGGGTGACATTCTCAACGCTCAAAGAGATACGCCTTCAGCCAAGTTACAGGCGGCGATGTATTTGGAAATTGATGACCCGATACAACGGTTACGGTTTCTGGATAAAAGTTTTGGAGCCAAAACCCATGAAGCAATTTATGAGGGATGGATCAATGCGCTGCTTTCGAGCCCCGTAACGCATACGGTCAATCTTGTCGGGAACCTTATGTATTCTGCCGGTCAAATCCCGACGCGCACGATGGCGGCGATGATGGGACACATGCGCCGTCAAGGTATTCTTAAAGGTGGCGATGATCGAGGCGTGATGTTGGGTGACGATGCTGCCGCCATGATGGGATATGTCATGTCCATGAAGGATGCTTTTAAACTCGCAGGAAAAGCGTTTCTTGACCCGTCTGGAGAAATTGTTGCCAAGCTAGAGCCTGGGAAGAAGTTCCGGCCCAACGCCTTTTCCGCCGAGCAGTTTCAGGCAAGGGGCATGATGGGTCACATTGTTGATTATGCAGGCCACGCTTTCACGCTTGGTCGGCTTCCCACGCGCTCTCTGGTCTTTGGGGATGTGTTCTTCAAAGTAATGACGCAACGGATGAACCTCTATTCTCAGGCGTTCTCCAGGGCGTCACGCGAAGGCATTTCAGATAACCGTGAATTTGCAGAAGCGGTTGCCGACTACATCACAAACCCAACCAAGGAAATGCAGGAGGCGGCGATTGATGAGGGACGCCTTGTCACGTTCCAGAGTGATCTGGGTGAATATGGCAAATCAATCCAGACGCTTGGTACACATCCTGTTATTCGTTGGTTCCTGCCGTTTGTTAAGACGCCTGCCAACATTATCAACCGAGCATGGGATCATACGCCGTTTTCTATGGTCTGGGGAGATTATAAGGCGGCAATAAAAGCAGGCGGCGAAAAGGCTGACATGGCAAGGGCAAGAGTTGCTATGGGAACAGCAGCAATGGGTGGCGTTGCGCTTGCCGCGCATAATGGATTGATCACCGGGGGCGGTCCTTCGGACCCCAAGCTAAGAGCAAACCTGGAGCGCCAAGGCTGGCAACCCTACTCGATCAAGTTCGGTGACACTTATGTCAGCATTAAAAGGCTTGAACCGTTTAGCACCATCATAGGTCTTGCGGCTGATCTTACAGAGATTGCCACGCAAGGAGATGAGACAAAGACAGCAGAAGCCGCCGCGGCTTTAGGTATGGCGTTCTCCAAGAACGTAACATCAAAGACGTGGATGACGGGCTTGTCCAATCTGCTTGAGGCAATTGAAAACCCAGATCGTTATGGCGCGAAAACGATTGAAAGTTTGGTTCGCACAATTATCCCGCGTGGCCTTGCCCAAGTGGAGAAGATGAAAGACCCGAAGAAACGATATATAAGAGATCTGGTTGACGCCATTAAGCAGGACGTGCCGGGTTGGTCATCAAGTTTGCCAGCGAAATTGAACACCTGGGGCGAGCCCGTGGTTTTTCAATCAACGAGTTTGATCAACCCATTTTACACATCTGAATGGAAGCCTAATCCCCTCGATACGGAACTGGACCGCCTAAAGACGGGGTTTTCTCCTTTGCCAGAAACGATACCGGGTTCAGGAGGCCAGTTGCTTCTTGACCCATGGGAATATCACGATTTTGCAGAGCTAGCAGGAAAGACTGCCAAGGCTGATCTCGAGAAGGAAATCAAAGAAGATAAGTACAAGAAAAGCAATGACCTCGTAAGAGAGATGCGAATTAAATCAGTTTATAACGCCGCCAAGGCAAAGGCGTGGAGTTTCATATTAAATAAGTCTAGCCATTCAGAAGGTCTAAAAGACGTTCTCAGAAAGATGAAACGACAACGTAAGCAGGAGTTATCGCAATGACCCTTTCATCGACCACAACATCCGTCAGCTATACCGGCAACGGATCGACAACAAGTTTTGCGGTGACTTTTCCGTTCCTTGGTACGGGCTCAACGGCAGAGCTCACGGTTGTTGAGCGCACGATTGCGACAGGCGCAGAGGTTACAAAGGATTACAGCACCCATTACACGGTGACGGGTGGCAGTGGAAGCACGGGAACTGTGGTTGCTGGATCTGCGCCAGCCGACACTGTGCAATGGCATATTAGAAGAAACACAACGACGACCCAGACTGTTGACTATGTCACAAACGATCCCTTTCCTGCCGACACACATGAAATAGCCTTGGATCGTTTAGCCATGGCCGCGCAGGAGCGTGATGGAGACATAGCGCAGACGTTCAAATACCCCGATACTTACACCGGTGGCGCATCGAACCTAATGCCAGAGCCTTCTGCATCAAAAATTTTAGCCTGGAACTCTGACGCTAACGCGCTGGAAAACACAGACGGCAGGGTTGTAAGCACAAGCGCGACAGCCAGTGGCTTGAGTGCCGGTGCAAGTCCTACAGTCAGCGTTAGTTTTACTGCATCAAGCGGTGCCCTGGCATTTACCTTTGGTATTCCAGCCGGTGCAACCGGCAGTACCGGCGCGGCTGGCAGTGATGGTGAAGTATCTGAAGCGACAGCGGTTGCGCTTGCCATAGCGTTAGGCTGATCAGGGGGGAAGCATCCCCGAAAGGAGTAGAAAATGGCAAACACGTTTAAAGTAGCAACAAGGGCATCAGTCGATCATAGCAGCGCCGACACGATCTACACCGTGCCGTCGAGTACAACTACGGTGATTCTTGGCATGACTATCTGCAACCGACACAGCGCGGCAACGGACATCGATGTGATCCTTGTGTCAGACACGGCTGGCGGCAATCCAAACACAAACGCCAATGTTTATCTTTTAAAGGACACGTCGATCCCTGCCGGTTCAACGCTGGAGGTTTTTGCTGGGCAGAAGATCGTCTTGCAAACGACGGATAGCATCACCGCTCAAGCGGCTGCGAATGACTATATCGACATCAGCCTGAGTTTCATGGAGATTACCTGATATGCCATTTTTAGGATCACAAAAAAGAATGATAGGGGGCTTGGTCGGGACCACAGACATCGATGATCTGGCCATCACGTCGGCAAAATTAGCTAGTGCCGTGTCTTTCGGCTTGAAGTCACAGCAGGTTTTTACCTCGTCAGGCACTTGGACGAAGCCATCAGGAATAACTAAAGTCAAGGTGATTGTCGTCGGTGGCGGTGGCGGTGCAGGCGGTTGTCAGTCCGTCAGCACCTATAATCCGGGTTCAGGCGGTGGCGGTGGCGGTGGCACTGCAATCGAGGTTATTGATGTCTCAAGCACATCGTCTGAAACCGTAACTGTTGGCGCTGGCGGAGCTGGTGGCGCAAGCGGCACCAACGACGGCGCGGCTGGCGGCACAAGTTCGTTTGGCTCTTTTTGTTCGGCCACTGGCGGCAGCGGCGGCGAATATGGCCGCGATACTAGCTGGGCTACCGTCCATGACGGCGGCGCTGGCGGTGCAGGCTCTGGTGGCGACGTCAACATTGACGGACAAACTGGCGGCGATGCAAACAGTTCGTCTGGAGCGGACGTTGAGTACGGGCATGGAGGAGGATCTTTCATGGGGCCGGGCGCTGCGCGGCCATCGTATAACCAAGGCACCGGAATCCATGCTGCCGTTTACGGCGGTGGAGGAAGCGGCATTCGGAAGTCGTCTTCTGCGGGCGGCAACGGCCACGCTGGAATCGTAATCGTAGAGGAGTATGCGTGATGAAGGCACTTATCCAAGGCACTCGCATCTGCGATCTGGTCGATGACGATAAAACTTTTGAGGTTCACGCTGATCTCAAATGGGTAGATGTTGCCGATGGGACTACGCAGCAAGATACGTATGTCGATGGGGCTGTTGTAAAGAAGCCAGACCCGCCAACCCCGACGACATCAGAGGCCGCGATGGCCCAAATTGATTTGCTCGAAGCGCAGGTCACCCAGCGCCGTATTCGTGATGCTGGGTCTGATGATGCTGGTGGATCACAGGCCGGGCGCGATTGGATGAAAGCCCAGGAAGCGAAAATCGCCACAGAGCGTGACAAGCTCTAGGGCAGGTGTGCTATTGATCCCCTCACCGTCGCCGCTGCCATAGCCGCCACAAAAACGCTGGTGAAGTCGGCGCGTGGAGTTCAAGAAATTGCCCACGGGATCGATGGGCTGTTCCATGCCAAGGAGCAACACGATCAGAACAAAGACCATGAAGCCGGAAACTCCATTGGCAAAAAAAATAAGTCAATTCTTCAGAAACGTGCGGCTGACGACGGCTCCGAAACTTCAATGTCGGCCAGTGCTGCGGCGATCATTGAACAGAAGCAGTTGGATCAGCAGCTTGACGATCTCAAGACAGAAATTAACGCAAAGTGGCCGTCGAAACCCGGCGAAAAATCTACCTGGGATCAGATCCTAGAAGAGCGCGAAAAGCGCATCGCGGAAAAGAAGGAACGTGAAAAACGGGAAAAGATTGAAGCCGAAGAACGCGCAGAGCGCCGAAAGGCGATGCTGATTGAAATCGCCAAGGGCCTGGCTGTTGCAGCCATAGCCGGGGGCATTGGGTGGTTTCTCTGGTGGGCGGCAACAAGCGGGCCAGCAGTCAGATGACCACGAAGATCAGCGACACGACCAACGTTCAGATGCCCATGAAGACTGTCATTAGTCTGATTGCGCTGGTCGGCATGGGCGTCTACAGCTACTTCATAATTCAAGAACGATTAAACCGCCTGGAAACTTCTGAACAGCTAGTGAAGAAGGATCTTGAAACCAGCGTTGCATCTTTAAAACTTGACATCGACAAGAACACAACCTTCCGCATCGAACGCCCACAGTCGCCAGCAGTGAAAGAGGCGTTCATGTTGATAGAACATATCAGCGGTCAATTAGAAAAGCTGACAGCAAAGGTCGAAGACCGTTCAAATAACAGCGTCAACATCACACGCTTGCAGACCGACATGATGGAAGTTCGCAGCGCCGTCGAGAAGTTAAAAGACGCGCAGCGACACTTACAAATTACCGGCAAGTGACATGGAAACTTTTGTCGGGTTTATCCTCCACCTGTACACCACGGCAGGGTCACTTTTAGAGTTTACCCCTCGCGACAGTTTATCTGATTGCTTGAAGGCCAAGCGAGTTATCGAGCGGACTGACCCTCACAAAGAACGATGGGTTTGCCGCAAAGGCAAGCTGTTACTCAAGACTGTGGACGGCAAGCAATACCCCGTCAAAATTATAATGGATGATTGACTATGGAAGTGGACGCCAAGTTAGGTATGCAGCTTGCGATCATGCTTGCCACTGTGGCTGGCGGCTATGCCGTTGTTAAAAGCCAGTTGGCGCGGGTGATGGAAGACCTGGGAAATTTTATCAAGCGATACGAAAAGTCAAAGGCCGCATTTGACCAGCGGCTTGATGAAGCCGAAAGCCAACGGGCCGTGTTTACAAGCCAGATCGACGTATTAAAAGAAATCAACAGCGTCCCTGCGCTGGAACACCGCAACCGGGAAATGGCAACGATCCAGGCCCACCTTAAAGTAATGCAATCGCAGATTGATCACCTCGCTGCGATCCATAACGGAAAACATCCGCGCATTGATGGCGGAGGTTCGTGATGGCGAAAATATTAATTCTGGCCCTCGCGTTTTTCTTGGCGGCTTGCCAGACAGATCAAGCAGTACATCCAACTGACCTAATGAGGTCGCAAGCTGACCTTGTGCGAGAAGAAATGGAAACAACGCCGCCTCTC